ACCACTTGGCGCTCCTGATCTGTCACCAGAGAAATAGATTTCGTCATAAGCAAAAGAAACTGGAAGGGTCAGGAATGAATCGTTTTGTTCCCACGCGAGATCAAGCTCTCCCACGTTAAAAGGATAGCACTTATCTAAAACCACCTCGTAATATCTACCGTTAGAAGCGCTTTCTGTAGAGTAATGCTTTACTGTAAGCCTGCAAGAATATTCGTCTTTGAAACCTATTTCTTGTGGAAGCATCCCGTTTCCATTTGGGTCGCCATCTATAGCCGCAAAGGACCCGCCTCTAGAGCTGTAGTTTACGACTCTCTGTATCCAGTTATGAAAGAATGTTAGGATTTCGTGGTCTGAATCTACAAGAAATATAGCGCTGAATGGAGGATTATTCACGCCAACAGGATACAATTTTGGTCTTTGGGCTACAGCGGTCATTTGCTGAGTTTCGAGTTCAACACCGGGAAAGTTCGCGGATTTACAGAAAAAACTAAAATCTGCTATAGGGTCTATATTTGAGTTTGTTTCTTTATATTTGTACACATTGACTTCAAACAAAGAAGGACGAGCAGGACCACCATACTTATCGAACGTTGATTTAAACCTGCTTATGTTAAAAGACATTATGTTATCCTCTTAGTGCTATTCTTCTAGAATCAGCATATACTTTCTGCTTATTAGCTCCAACAAACTGAGCAGTTGGTAGAAATAAAGCGACGTCCCATTCAGCTGGATTAATATAGATCAAAGGAGTTTTCATGTGACTTGTGAGATAGTGCTTAACAGTCGGCTTAAAAAATCTAAACCTAGAAGCACTGTTTAATATCTCGTATGAAATCTTTAACCTAGTATTCTCGTCATAGTCTTTGTTATTTGTCGCGCTGTAGAGAGCGTCCATTAATTGCGCTCTTAATGTCGGTGGCAAATAGTGAAAGTTAATGCCGAGAATTCCGCCTTTAGCTTTATTTATCGGAAATATGAGAGGATACCTATCGTAGTACGGAAGAGTGTCTTTGTGCTTAGGGTCGTACTTAAACGTGTACATGTTTCCTATAATAGGAGTTTTTGTGGTTCTATCTGCGGTTCTTGTAGAAGTCAGACTTTCCCCACTGACTTTTCTTGCAGTACTACCCGCCTTAACCATCTTTTGTGCTTGAGTTCTGTACCACTCTCTCGCCTTAGCAGTACGAGCAGGCACTTGGCCTTGCCTTATGCCTTTAGCTAGAATGTCGTCGAATATCTTAGCAGACAAATTACTTTACTCCTAGTTCTTTTTCGGTCATGATTACGAATTCCCAACCGCGATCAGCGCAGTAATTTCTTGCAGCTTTCCATTTCGCATCATTGATTCCGTAACTCTTAACCTCGTTTAAATATCTTCTCGATATACGCCCGGTCTTTGTTTTATTCTTATTCTTAGGATCTGGCGGTATCGTCTGCTTGTATGGCTTTATCTCTACCATCTTTGTTACTAATTTTCCAGTATGATCTTTCATGTGAACTATCACGTCTGGAAAATATCTATGAACTCTTCCGTCAATCGGTGATCTGTAAGGCACTATCACTTCTTCGGACTGCCACCATATCACGTCAGGGTGCTCGTCCATTCGTCTAAAAAAATGCAATTCCCAGTTAGACCTATAAATAATTTTTGTAGGGTCGCCTTTGTATTTCTGAGGATTCTTAGGGCGAAACCTTCCGCTGTATGCCATACGATCTTCTTCACCATTCCATATAAATAATTGAAAACAATCCACTGTTATTTATTAAACGGTGCAAACTACCAAACGGGTATCTAGATGAGCAAGCCAGAACAAATAAGAAATAGGAAAAAGAATGCTAGTAATGCCCTGTATTTTTTTCCAAGCAAGCCGTTTCCTCACGGCATACAGCTTATTTTTGAAGATTATAGTTACAGAAGATATGTTGTAACTGACGCTTTAAAAACAAATGCAGAAGAAGAAATAGGAAGAGGCTCTAGGTTCGTTCCCCTTGCTACTCAGAGAGCCGAAAACACTAGCACCTCTTCGATAGAGCTTCCATTTCCAAGAACTTTGACTGACTCCACTAATATACGAGTATCTCAATTTGAAAGAGACTTTTTAACTGAAAGAGCAATAGGTGCCGCTTCATCTCTAGCAGCCGGTTTTGGCCAAGCAATGTCAACTGGTATGGCTAATGCAAGAAATCTCGGCACAAGTATTGTAGAAGCTTTTAAAGGAAGTAATGGCGGCGATGCTAAAACTGCTATTCAAAACACCTTTGGAATACGTGGAGAAAAAGCTTTTGCCATGGCAGCATACCTCGGAAGAAACATTTTATCTGGCGACATAGCTCGATCTGTTGGAATTGTTGGTGAAGGTGTAATCAACCCGCAAGAAACTTTAGCATTCACCGGTGTGGATTTAAGATCATTTTCTCTTAGCTGGGATTTATTTCCAAACAACAGGTCCGATTCAGAACAAATAAAGGAAATAGTAAGATTCCTTAAGCAAAAATCTCTACCTGGGACAGAGGGCTTAACTATAAGTGCCGGGGCAGATGGAACACAAAATGTAACAGTAGGTGGATTAAACAGAGCTTTTCTCAAATATCCAAGTGTGGTTGAGATTAACTTGCTTGGAGTAGATGAAACACACTTTACTCGATTCAAGCCTTGTATGATTTCAATATAGATGTTTCTTATGGGAGTGGCGGAAGCATAGGAATTCTAAGTGGCGGTCTTCCGAACGCGGTGACTCTTACAATATCATTCCAAGAACTCAGCATACAAACTGCAGAAGATTACGAGTTAAGTATAGCTCCAGAATTAGGCATGACAGACTATAACCCAGGTATTGATCCCTCTAGTATAGGTTAATGTAATGAAATATTTCGAAAACTTTCCGATCATCAACTACCAAGGCCGCAGGGTAAGAGATATAAGCAGAAGAAGTGCTTTTACTAAAGCCGTCGCCAACAATCCTTATTTGTACTATCCTTATACCGTGAAGGAAGGCGAGAGAGCGGAAGATATAGCGGAGTTTTATTACGGCAGTGTCGATTATGTCTGGCTTGTTTACCTTGCAAATAACATCATCGATCCTTACTATCAGTGGCCGATGGACGAACAAACATTTAAAGATTATCTCGTAGAAAAATATTCTGATTTCTCAGGTGAAGTCGGTGAAGATGTTATTGATTGGATCCAAGATCCAGATAATGACGATAACGTACTGTATTACGTTAGGAGGTTTGACTAATGGCCGTTGAAGAAATCATACTTGCCCCCGAATCCTTTCGAACTATTTACTTGCGTCGAGAAGACAGAGTTATTCTTCGCACTGAAAGTGGTAGAAAAATTATTGTTAAAAGAATCATTCCAGATGAGTGGGAACCATATAGAATATACGATTTTGAGAAAGCGTTAAATGAAAACAAGAAAGAAATTTTGTTATTTGATAACAGATACCTTAGCCAATTAACAAGAGATTTTGTTAACACGATACGAACTGATCAATAATGGCAGCAGAAGAATTTAATCCATCACGATGTGAAATTGTAAAGGCTCTTGTCACACCGCACGGTGACGGGAAGGAAAAGTTTGCGACCAGTATAATACCACTTATCGGCGGTTTTACGATTTCACAAAGCATGAGCAGCACTGCTATTCGCATGACGATTGACTGCTATGATGGAATAGGTCTCTTAGAAAACCTTCCACTTAGAGGTGAAGAAGAAATAGAACTGGAAATCAAGTGTTATGATTTCCAAGACTCTCTTGTTCGTCTACGTGGACAAATTTTTAAAATAGACAACGTTGAACCGACCGCTGCTCGTAATGCTGTAATTTACACTCTTCATGTTATGTCTAAAACAAGCTATAGTGCAGCGTTACATCAAGTTATAAGAGCATTTAGAAACGTGCATGCCAGTAAAATGGTAGAGGACTTGTTCGTAGAATATTTTAGTGCTATAGAGCTGGCCACGAATGAAGAAAAAGAAGAGTTGCCTTACGAGGCGCAAAAATACAATATAAAGAATAGTGGCTTCAGAAAATTTTACTTGCAGCCAACCGAAGGATTGCTCAAACTTACCATTCCAAGATACACTCCTTCTGAAGCTATTTACTGGATAGCAAAAAAATCATTCAGTAAAAGCTCTCCTTCTTGCTCGTTTAGATTCTTTGAAAATTTCGATGGATTTCATTTTGTAACTGACGAGTTCTTGATAGCGAAAGCAGTAGTAAACAAGAAAGTAAAAGAACTAAACTACGGCGCGTTCACTACCCTCGATCCAAGAGAAGGTAGAGTTCAAGTGACACACTTAGAAGAAATGAGTAACAAGAGAAGAGTCGACGTCGGCCAAGAAATCGGAAATGGTGCTTATTATAATGCTGTTGTTGAACTCGACCTAAACAATCATACGAGCAAAAGATACAACTTTAACTATATAGATGAAATAAACAATAAAAAGTTTACGACCATGTCTAATAAGCCGCCCACTCTGGCTACTGACATTCATTCTAAAGAGTTTATAGAACAAACTTTCAGTGACGAGAATGCCAAGCAATACATGATCTTCAGAGATTATGACACAGACGAAGGTGGCGGTAAAGGGCCCGTAGTAAGGGGTGAACAGTTTTATAGACAAATTGTTCAGAATCGTTCGACTTATAGCGCTCACTTGGCTGCCACTCAAGTTACAGCAAAGATCAAAGGAAGACTCGATATTCAATGTGGTGAAGTCGTTTACGTAAATGCTCGTAAATTTAATGTGAGTAACGAGTCAGTTCAGAACGAACAATTAAGTGGCAGGTATCTTGTGTTCGCTGTTACTCATAATGTAGAAGAAGGTGTGCTCACTACTGAATTAGCACTTAACAAATACGATTGGAGTAAGGAATAAATTATGCAAGGTGTCGGCCTACCTAATCCAATGTTTTTCATTGGTTCAGTTGAAGACGTAGAAGACCCACGTGGAGAGGGGCGCGTACGCGTACGAGCGTTCGGCGTACACGGAACAAATCAGCAAATTGAATCAGAAGACTTGCCTTGGGCAATTTGTATAGCCGGCAACTATGATCCTAATTACGCGGTACCTCCTCTGAATTCCTGGGTTTTTGGCATGTTTGTAGACGGAAGAGAAGCTCAACACCCTATGATTCTTGGCCTTATTCCGATGCAGTACGTAGAGGCTTGTTATCCAACAAAAGACGGACATGGTGTTGTCGGCATCAATGGAATAGACGATCCACTCGCTCGCTTGTTTGGGCCTCAATCTTTTGGCATGCCTACTAATTCTAAACTCGCGAGAGCAGAAGACCTAGATGAAACTTATCTCTTCGATCAAGAACTTAATCGCAAAACAAAACAAAAAATTGCTGACACTGAACAAAGTTGGTCAGAACCTTCGAGCGCGTACGCTGCAAAATATCCATATAACAGAGTAATAGAAACTGGTGCTCACAGCATAGAGCTTGACGATACTCCAGGATCAGAAAGAATTATGATCCACCACAAGAACGGATCGTATATTCAAATAGATTCTGTCGGAAGCGTCACTGAAAGAGCTCAGGGTGATCGTTACGAAATTAACATTGGAACAAAACACGAGTCGTCGGGTCATTCTGTTGTTACTATTAATGGAAATGCTCATGTGTACGTCAAGGGCGACAAGACTGAAGAGATAGATGGAAACTATAAACTTCTAGTTCACGGTGACGCACTAATAGGCACTGGAAGATCTTTGAATCTTAATGCCGGCGGGCTATTGCAAGGTCGTGGTGCTACAGTCAAGATGGAAGCGCTTACTGACGTAATGACTTTGTTCGGCAAGCAAGAAATTCAGTTCGAAGCAGAGAATCAGCTTAACTTTGTTTCACAAAACATTAAGAATACCGCGCTATTGAATTACGACATCTATTGTAATAAGAGCATTAAGCTTACTTCAGTGCTAGACATTCACGCCACAGCTAGCAATATTATAATGAATGCTCCTGGTTTGATTCCTCCGAATCAATTATCTGGTGGAACAGGAGTTCCCGGATTCAGTATCAACACTATTGCAATGCAGGTTACAGCTGCAACTGGAAGTATTACTGGAATTTGGAATGCAGCTACGGTAAACGCTGGCGTTGTGTTAACCGGGGCTTTATCAGCTGAAGGCGCTTTAATAGATGTGTTAGATGTCGATGCAATAAATGCCAGAGCTGTTAATACATCGATACTTGCAGCTCCTCTACCAATTAGTTCTGCGCCAGGATCTCCTTGCGCTCCTGGACCAGGAAGACTCGTTGGTATTACAGCGCCTACTATCGAATTCGCATTCGTGCCAGCAATAGT